CCGCCCTCATCGACATGCAGCACCATGCGAGGCGACAGCATCACCCCTACATGCAGGGGCGCGACGCCGAAGCCTGCAACGGGCGTCAGCATCACCATCACGTCAAAGGCTTGCGGCGAGGTGACGGCAATCCAGTCCCCGCCACGCTTGGCCGCCTTGATGGTGTCCGCCTCGTTGTCGCAATGGTCGTAAGACGGCAGCACAAGGCCCTTGCGGTCATGCAGCACCATCCGCACCAAGCCCCAGCAATCCAGCCCCGTGCGGTCGCGCCCGCCACGCTTGAACGGCAGGCCGATATAGGGCGCGGCGAGACTGAGAAGATCGTCTCTCATTGTGACAGCCAAAGCCCAGGAAAATCAGAAGGGTTGACGCGCTGCCAGCCATAGGGCTCGGTATCATAGGCGGCCGCCGACAATTCGCCCGAGACAGACAGCTTGCCGATATTGGCCACGCGCAGTTTCATCATCCGCCATGCGTCGATCACGTCATCCGGCGCCGATGGCCGCACCAGTTCAATCGTGACCGTGAGGCCCTGCCGCATTTCCATGAGCAGCAGGCCGATCTCGCGATCCACGTTGGGCAATTCCATGGTGGCGCGCGGCATTTCGCTGGAATCGGACGGCAGTGAAATCTCGAAATATGCGGCAGAGAAAGTCTGGCCCCGCGAGGCAAAGTCCTCGGTGTTGCGGGCCAGACGGATCGCGCCCGGCACTTCCGGCCCGGTGATGGTGCAGAGGAAAATCCCCGGCTCGGCCCCATCGCGCTGCAGCGCCCATTCCAGATTGTCAGCAGTCCAGGCCATCAGGAGATCCTGCGGATGGTGGCAGCAAGGCGGAACAGGTCCGGCCCTTCCATGGTGAGGCTGTAGTCCTCCTCGAAGCGGGCCAGCACCGTGGTGTCGCCGGTGAATGGGTCGGTGATTTCAAAGGGCAGCGCGCCGTCAGCAAGGGTGGTCTGGTAAAAGGTGAGGAAGGCCGCCTTCTGGGTGGCGGTGAGCAGGAAATTCCAGCCGATCAGGGCTTGCCGCAGGGTGTATTTCTGCCGCGACATGACGCGGCCCGCATCGGTGCCAAACTCATGGCGGTTATTCACCGGCGAGTAGCTGTTGCCAGCATAGAGCGGGGTTTGCGGCAGGGAGACGGGCCAGACATCTGCCATGGATCAGCGCCTCGTATTTGTTGGGTTGATGCCGAATTGCCCCGGCATCTGCTTGGCCAGCTGGCCGGGCAGATGCTGTTTCACCGCATCGCGGATCATCAGCGTGATATTGCCCATGCCATCGTCCTGCCGCTCGACCGTGCCGCCGCGCCGCTGGTCAATGACATTGACCGTGGTGCCCCCACCGCCACGGCGCATGGCCTCGGCCTGGCGGGCCGGGATGATGGCCTCACCCTCATGGATCTGCGCCACCATATCGCGCGGCACGCGGGATGTGCCCACGGCAAAACTTGGCAAGGCCCCCAGCAGGCCGGAACCGCCACCGCCATAGAGGCCATGGCCAGCCGAGCCCAGAATGGCGTCGATCAAATAGGAGAAAGCCTTGTTGGCAAAGGTCGAGGTCACGGATTGCAGGATCGACTGCCCCATGTCGCGGAAGGCGCCGCTCACCGAGCGGGTGCCGTCCATGATCGAGGAAAAGGCCTGGTCAAAGCCACCTTTCATCACATCGCCCAGATTGAGAAATTCCTGCGCCGCCTCGATGGCCTCGACCTTGCTTTCACCGAGGGCCCACTTGGCGTCAAACAGCGCGCGGTTGTAGGTCTCCTGGTTGATCAGGCCCTTGGCCTTCAATTCATCGAGGCGCTGCAGGGTGTCGCCATAGGCCTCGGCGGCGGTGCGGGTGCCCTCATAGATGCGCTTGGCCTCGGCCAGGGCGGCATTGTGCTCGCGGTCGATCTTGGGGCGCTTGGGGGCAGCGGGGATGGATGGTGCAAAGCTGCGCGGCGTCAGGGCGCCGGAGGTCGAGACCGTGGACGGCAGGCTGCCCTTGCCGGTGCGGTCCACCTGCTGGCGCAGCATCTCGGCATCGCGCGAGGCGTCCTGCATCAGCTGCCGCGACTGGGCGAGGGCTTCATTCCAGCGTCGGGTGGCCTGTTCCGCTGGCATGGACCAATCCGAAAGGATGTCCTTGGCCGCGCCGCCAATGGCCATGAGTGAATTGAACTCGGCCTTGGTGGTGCCAAAGTATTCTTGCGCACTGCGCTTGATCTCGTCCCAAGCGCTGATGGCCGCATCCGCTGCCGAAGCCGAATCCGCCACACCCAGAAGACGGTCGCTCATGTCGATGAGATCAGGGATCAGCTTCTGCGCCAGAAGATTGGCAAAGCCTTCGCTGCGGCCATAGAGCCGGGCAATATTGTCGTTGAGCACCTCAGCATTGCGGGCCGTGGATTCACTGATGGTCTGGCCGGTGCGGTCGGCCTCATCGCCCAGCTCGCGCATGGCTTCGGCCCCGCCATTCAGCAGCGGGATCATATCGGCGCCGGACTTGCCGAAGATCGCCATGGCCAGCGCCGCCTTGCCTGCGCCATCCTCCATGCGGGAGAACTTGCTGGCCAGCTCCTGCATGACCACGTCGCCGGATTTCAGCTTGCCCGAGGCTTCGGTGACCGAAATCCCCAAAACCTTGAAAGCCCGCCCGGCTTCGCCGCCATCACCGGAGGCAATGGCGGCCATGTTGCGGTTGAGCTTGCCGAAGCTGGTGCCCAGCTGCTCGATGGACACGTCCGAGAGCTTGGCAGCAAGGCCCAGGCGCGAGAGGTTTTCCACCCCCACGCCCATGCGCTGGGCCGCCTTGCCCATGTCGTCCATGCGGTCGATGGCCGACTTCATGGCATTGCCAAAGGCGGCCCCCACGGTGGCGACGGCAAAACTGCCCATCACCCGCTTGGCGCTGTCGAGCGCCCGCTCCATGCCGGCGATCTTGCCCTGCACCGCAGAGAAGGCCCGCCCGGTCATGTCGCGGGCGGTGATGTCGACGCCGACCCGTGCCGTGGTTGCCATCAGCCCTTGACCTTTTTTGCCTCGCTGTGCTCCAGCCTGAAATAGGCCATCCACAGCACCCATTCTTCAGCGGTGATCCCCCGGATCTCCGCCAGCGTTTTGCCCAGACGATCCGCGAGCTTGAACTGCAGCAGCAGCTCGGGATCGTTGGTCAGTTTTTTTCGGCTTGCTCCACGCCGTCGCTGCGCGTCATGGCAATGACGATGCGCTCGATGATGGTGGCATCGGCAGCACCGCGCAGGGCGGGTCTGTCCTCGATCGAGAACAGCTTCTGGCCGTCACTCTCCTCGGCCTTGCTGATCAGGATGCGCAACATGCCATTGATGTCATCATCCTTGGCGGCCTCGCGCATGGCGCGCAGCTTCTGCTGCTCGTCCAGTGTCAGGGGCTTCCAGTAGATGCGCGTCGGCGCGCCCGCCTCATCCAGCCATTCCGGCACATCATGGTGCCGGACCTGGTTGAAATGGACGCGGGCGCGGTCAATGATCTTCATCATGGGGCGGGCCTTATGCCGCCGTTGCCCAGGCCAGCGCACCGTTGCCCTGGAACTGGAAGGCGCGGGTCACCACGGCGTCCTTGCTGGCCGACAGGGTGATGCGGGTGACCGTGGCGGTGCCGGAGAGATACTTGTCGCCGGTGCTGGCGCCCTCGGGATAGAGCTTGAGGGTGACGCTGGCGCCTTCGGTCAAAGCCTCCTGCCCCGTGGTGTCGCCTTCATCCCAGAAGCACGACACGCTCCCGGACCATTCCTTCTGGCCGGTGAGGTGGGTCTTCCAGGTGTCGCCCATGACGGTATCATCCGCCACATCGATGCCGCTTTCGACCGAGAACTCGGTCACTTCGCCGACGGTGTCGCTGCCGATTTTCACGACGCCTTCATTGCCATGATGCGTTGCCATGGGTGGTGCTCCTTGCTGGTGGGGTGGTTGGGGTTAGATTGATGTGCCCGGCACGCCCCGGCGGGTGCGGTACTGGGCGGAAAATGTCAGGCGCAGGCCCATCATCGGGGTCTGGCCGGCGGCGCTGCGCGAGACAGCGCTTGAGGTGAGCGTGATGTCCTTGACGAGGGCCGCCAGGGCGGCATCGCCGGCAATGGCCACCTCCACCTCGGCGGCGATGGTGTCGAGCGTGTCGTCAATGCCTTCCCCTTCCGCCGTGGCGTCGATCACCACGTCGAGGGCGCGCATCAGTCCGCGGCTGGCGCCCATGGCGTCGGCCTCGCTGCTTTCACCATCGGTATAAACCAGCAGGTTAGGCAGGCTTTCCGCCTCCTGCGGGGTGATCTTGTTGACGAAGACGTTGGTGCCTGTCGTGGCAAGGCCGGTCACTGCGGCGGCAACGGCTTCGCGGATCTGCTGGCGGGCATGGGACATGGCGGCGGCCCTATTGCTTGTGCAGCATGACCGAGGTCATGCCGGTGCCGTCGGGTTGCACATCGCTGGCCTTGTAGGTGATACCCTCGATGACGAAGGTGTCATTCTGCCGCCCGCCATTGGTGAGATCTGATGTGGCGACAAGAATGTGCGGGCCGGTGGAGGAGACAGGCTGCTCGCCCCCCACCTCCACCGAGGTCCACTGGGCATCAAAAATGCCACTGACATCCCGCGCCGCCCCGCCCGAAACAGGCGTATAGGAGGCCACCACACCCCAGTCATCCGACGAGAGCATGGCAGCCCGATCAGCGGCGGTCTCAACGGCCATGGTCAGCGCGCCTTGCGTTTCTGCGTGGCGGCGCCGGCAATGGCGCGGTTGTCGGCATCGGCGGCGGGGGATTCACTGCCCGAAAGGGTCGGCACGGCAGGCGCATCGACCGCCTCAGCCTTCTTCATGACAATGAGGGTATGGGCGTCGGCGGGGGATGCCGTGATGACATCCCCGGCCTTGACCCACTTGCCGCCGCACACGGTATTGCGGAGGATGCGGATCTTGCTCATCAGCCGATGGCCTTCTTGCGTCCGACCAGCAGCACCGACATGTCAAAGGTCGGCGAGGTGCCGCCAATGGTGGTGACGGCGCGCAGATAGCGGCGCACGCTGTTGGCCTCCACGGCGATGGCCTCGGTGGCATCGGCGGCGTTGGTCAAGCCGGTGAAGGCAAGACCGGAGACATCCGCGAAGCTGGAATTGTCGGCGGAGTCCTGCAGCTTCACCGCCAGGGTGGGCGAGGTGCCGCCGCCGGCGCTGCTGGTCAGGATGGCCATCAGCTTGCCGTCATAGTCGCGGAGGTCGACGCCCGTGCCGTTGGCAGAGGTCGTCTTGCGGGCAGGAGCGATCAGCTCCAGCACGTCCATGTCGGAATAAAAGTCATTGTCGCGCATCGGGCGATCCTTTCGGGAAATGGGGGCGGAGAATGGAGGCGGAGAACTGGGAACAGAAAGGCGAAACAGCGGGGCGCCCGGAGACGCCCCGCTGCCGTCACTCAGGCTTAGTAGCCGTCGTCACCGTGGCAGAAGCTCTCGGCGTGGCGCACGCCCACGTCACAGCTCTGCAGCGCCACGATGCGGGTCGTGCCGGTGCTGGATGAAGTGTAGGGATCGACGGTGATATCGAGACCACCCCACATGGCGATGATCAGATCATCGAAGTTGCCGAAGATCATCTCATCTGCAGTCATCTGCGTGGTGCGCAGCGCACGATAACCGTTGATCTGGTTGCCCGGCTCCCAGATGAACTGGCCGGTGGAAGACGCCTTTTCGGTGGTCTTCAGGGTGCCCACCAGCGTCGGGTGCAGGATATAGGCCATGGAGCCCATCAGGGCGTTGTCGGCATCGACGGAGGATTCCATGCCCACCACGTTGGCCCATGTCGGCGCACCGGCGCCAGCAAAGTCCTGCGTGTTGATGCCTGCGGTGTTCTTGATGCCCTGCGGTTCACCGGACGAGCCGGAGCCGTAGAGGGCGGCAAGGTCGATCTTGAGGGCCAGCACCTTGGCAAAGTCATCCCGCACGAAGGCTTCTGCGGCAAACGATGACTGCAGCATGAAGTTGCGGGTCAGATCGGTATAGGCGCCCACGGTCTTTGGCGACAGCGAAAGACGGCCCAAAGCCTGCTGGCTTTCCGTCGGTGCACCGCCTTCACTGGAAATCCAGTATCCGGTGGCAGCGCCCGTTTGCTTTGGCATGTCCACGTTGCCCACCAGATTTGGCATCATGCGGGCGCCAGCCTCTGCCGTCACCATGCGGGCCCGCAAAAGGTCGATGAACGAACCCGACAGCAGATCGGTCGCCACGGCATAGCCGCCCTGGCTGCCGGTGCCGACATTGAGGTCGCGGCGCATCGGGGCGCAAAGCACATCCGCCGGGATCAGGATGCCCTTGGCCGGGGTGCCGCTCTTGTCGGCGGCGGCGCGTGACACCTCAAACTCGAAGGCAGCGGCGTCCTGAAACTGCTTTTCGCGGGGGAAGGCCACGGCGCGGATGGCCCGCATGAAAGAGAAGTTCTGCACTTCCTTGTCACTGAGGCCGATGCGCGTCTGGTTGAGCATCACCTCATTGCCGCGGTCGCCGAGCTTCACCAGAACATTGTGGCGGAACTGGTCAACCGAGAGGCCGCCGCTGATCGCATCATCGGCTTCCTTCTGCAGGTTGAACTGGCGGCCGACGGCCTGAATGTCGGAGACGCGGCTGCGCTCGGCCTTCAGGATGTCGTCGGGGTTGATCTGCGGGGCCACCGGAGGGGTGGCAACAATCACAGGGGTGGTCATGGGGGAGTCCTTTCTGATGGTGATGGGTTTTTCCTGCCAGCCATCGGCACGACCCACACCGACGGTGGAGTCTGCTGGGATGGTGACAAGGGAGGCTTCCAAGGGCTGCCATGAAGTCACGCGATAAATGGCGCGGGCTTCCTTTTCCTCAACGAGGAGCAGATCCTTGATGCGATAGCCGACACTCACATTGCCGAGCTGGCCATCCTTTACGCGTTGCAGCATGTCCTGAGCCCGTTCGCCTTTCCCAAAGCGAACGATGGCCTTGCCCCGGCCACCCTCGATCCACGCCTTTTCAATAACGCCGACCTGGTTGTCGACGCTGTGATCATGGTCCACCAGCAATGGGGCCCGGCCGGATGCCATCCAGCCAAGGTCACATTCGCCGGCCTTGTGGCCCAGGATTTCTGTGCCCCATCCGCGGTCGTAAGGTTCCTCGGATGAGAATGACAATTCGATCAGTTCCGCGCCCGCCTCGTCTTCATCAGCCTTCGGCATGAGCGAGATGGTGGCAAGCCGCGTCTGCGGCGCCAGTGTGAGCTGGTCCATGGGCATGGCAGATCCTTTCTGTGAATCAATCCTGCGGCGGTGGGGCGGCGGCAGGGGCCGGGCTGTTTTCGTGGCCCGGTGGTTGCGGGTTGAAGTCGAGGCCGTAAGTGGCGGCGAGTTTCTTGGCCTGGGCGATCTGCTCGAAAGTCTCATCCAGATCAGCGCCACGCTCGGCGACAATTTCCTGCGGTGAGCGCAACATGGCGGCCATTTCCCGCTGGTTGGCGTTGGCTTCATCCGACGGGTTGACATAGGCCCAGCCACGCGGGCGCCAGCGCACCTGCGAGAATTTCTCCAGTTTCGATGACGGCAGCGGCAGCGCCTGCGTCAGCATGGCCATGGGCAGCCACTCGCGATAGACGCGGTCGTGCAGGATTTCAGACAGCCACGACTGCAAGGTGCGCCACTCATCGCGCTCTTCATTCTGTCCGGCGCGCAGGCTGCTGAAATTGGCGTTGCTCAGGTCATTGGCCAGCGTTGCATAGGACACGCCAAGCCCCGCCGCTGCACCGCGCAGCACCACCTTCATGAAAGGTTCGATCTCGCCCGACGGATAGGCCGGGTTGTGTTCCTTGTACTCATAGCCATCCGGCAACGTCTCGAACATGCCCGGCTCTGCCTCGGTGACGAGGTGGCCGGTCTCAGTGGTCTCGACGCCGTCCAGTTCTGTCGGGCTCACATCGGCATCGCCATTGGATTTCTGGAAGAAACCCATCTTGGCAGCACCAACACGGGCGGCGGTGATGGCGGCCTCTTCATAGCCGCGCAGCATGTTGAGGCGGCGCAGCGCCGTGTAGGACCACGGCACGCCGGCCACCTGGCCGGGGCGCTCGGGGCGGAACAGCATGATCACATCCGAGGCCGGCACGCGCAGCACTTCGCGCGACAGGCCGGAGCGCAGCATCTCGCCGGGGTGTTCCTTGGCGAGATGATAGGCCACCGGGCGTTTGAAGGCATCAAACTCGATGCCCATCATCACAGATGTGCCGTTGTTCTGCGAGACATTGCGCTCAATGTCGAGATGGTCAATTTCCAGCGGCTGCAGCTGGAAGCCGAAGCGGCCAAACTGGCGTCCGCGATAGATGCGAAACAGCATATTGCCATCACGCGCCGTGGTCTCGGCGGAGAGGTTTTGCAGCGACAGCCACGAGTGTTGGCCACAGACCGAGGGGCTTCCGAAGCGGCCCCAATCGGCCCAGCCCTTCTCGATTGTCGCGTTGTCGCGGGAATCAAGGTTGCCACTCAAATCGCGGGCCTGTGCCTGAAGCCGGATGCCCTGTGGCCCCACGATGTGGCGGCGCACCATGGCCAGATAGGCTTTCAGATAGTCATTGTTCTGTGCCTGCTGGCGGCTGTGGTTGATCAGTCCGCGCAGTTCCCAACGGATGAGGTCACTGGCCGACTGGTTGCCATTGACCCCGAAGCCAGCGGCGATCCGCGAAGGCCGCGACGCCTCATAGGAGCGCTTCTGGCCGCGCATGGCGACACGGCGGGCGGCGCGGGAAACCCCGAGCAAAAAGGCTGACAGCATGGTCACGTCCTGAACCTCACAACCGTGGTGCGGCCCGTGGCGCGGCCATTGCGCTGCGCCTCCAGACGCTGCTGTTTGTTCACCTCGCGGCGATAGTAGTCACGCCACTGCATCAGTTCCTGCGGCGTCATCTTCGACAGCGAGCGCCCGGCGACTGAGTAGGAGTTCACGTCTTTGGTGGCGCGGCCCTCGATCAGCGCCTCGATGGAGGCCAGAACCTTGGCGGCGTGACTGCGCGGATCTGCGGCCGTGGACGAATTCGCCTCCACGGTGAGCACACCAGTGGCGATGCGCACGCGGGCGGAATCGCTGGTGCGCGTCATGTAGGCATCCCAGTGCCAGGCGCCAGCAGCATAGCCGTTGGAGTCGGTGTGGGAGGTGGTGGCGGTGTAAACCGTGCCGGAGCCCGCCGCTGTGATGGTCTTCACCGTGCCGTCACCCTCGCGGCGCAGCTTGTAGGCAAGCCCCCAATCTGCCACGGGGTAGTCAGCAGCGAGATCGCTGCGCATCCACACCCATGTGTCACCCGCCACAAGCCGTGTCGGCTCGCCTTCGCGGATGTCTGTCAGCGGATTGCTCATGTCTTCCACCCATTGACGAAGCCGCCCTTGCCGGGGCGCTTCGCTGGTTTGCTGGTGCTGCCGGGCTTCGGCATCACGCTGATCGGTTTGTCCGGCTTGGCGACAAGCCCGACATCTTCAAAATCCAGTTGCGCATCGGGCAGCGGCGTGCAGCGCTCGGCCTCCAGCTTGTCCCACACCTTGTCGGGTGTGGTGCGCAGGCCCAGCTTGATCGCAGCGGCTTCCGCCTGCAGCATTGTATCCAGTGCCTCGTTGGCCTGGTTGTCGTCTTTCACCCATTTCCAGTCGACGAAACCGTCGCGGCGCTTCACCGCCTTGCGATGCTCTGCCGTCAGCTGGCGGAAATACTCATCCGGCAGCGCCCGCGGAAAGCCCACGAAGCCCCTCTCCATCGGGTCGGCCTTGCCGACATTGCGATAGAGCGACATCTTCAGCACCGAGGTGGCGAAGTTGTAGAAGCGTTTCGAGTAGCTGATCAGCTTGCCCACCCGGTTGCGCTCGCGGCGCACGCGGGCGATCAGCGGGGCTGATTCCGACCCCACACCGCGCACCATGATCACCTTGCTGGCGGGGTGGCGCTTGGCCCAGGTCCACACGTCTTCTGTCCAGGCATTGCCGTCGATGGCCGCGAGGTCGAGGCCGATCATCCGCCCGCTGGCGTGTTTCCACGTCCGCAACATCAGGTGATCAAGGCCCGTCATGCAGGCCTCTTCGGTGATGTGCCCGGTGATGATATCCACATCCACCACATGGCGCCGGTAGTCCCGGCCCCAGGCGATGAGCTGCCACTCCACGCGATCCTTTTGGCAGTCGATTCCCAGTGTCAGCACACAGGCCCACACCGGAATTTGCCCCCGGTCCAGCTCGCTTTTCGCAGCCCGGTCGCGCAGTTCTTCCCAGGGCGGTGCCTCGCCCTTTTCTTCATAGGCCAGGCCCACGGTGTCGTTGAGGAACACCTTCTCGGCCGCCGGGTCGCCCCGCGCCTTGAGCCATTCCTGGGCGATGCGCTCCCAACTCTGCAGCACGGTGTAGGCCGACCACAGATAGAAGCTGCGGTGCTGGCGCATGGCCGCCGGATTGCGCGCCACCCATTGGCCCGCCATCACCATCTGCCGGCGGTGATGCTCCTCGATCACCCCACCGCAGTCCGGGCATGTGAAACACGCCTTTTCCGGGTGGTCCTCGTCGAGGGCCGCCAGCATGTTGCCCCATTCAAGGGCGTGCCTGAATCCGCAATGCGGGCACGGTACCTCGAAAAACTCCTGGCTGCCGTGCTCAAAGTTCCGCGTGATGCGGCAGCCCGGCATGACCAGCGGCGTGCTGATCTTGAACACCTTGGCAAACTCGAAAGCGCGGCTGCGGCTGTCGGCCTGTTGCTCGGGATCACCGGCATCATTGGTCTGCCACTTCGCCAAGTCGTCCTGCACTTGTCGCGGGATCGACACCTGCGACAGGCTCGACGGCGAATTTGCCCCCGAGATCAGAATCGAGCCGCGTCCGTCGGCCCGTTCCTTGAACAGGATGGAATCGCCACCATCGCGGGAGCGTTCTGGGAAGACCCTCGCCAGTGCTGCGGTGGAGCGCAGCATCGGCTTCAATTTCATCTTGCTCCAGCGCGTGGCGTTGTCATCCGTCGGGTGGATATACATCAGGTCGCAAGGGTCCATGCCCTGTGAACCCAGCGTGAAGATGTTGGCCAGCACCGTGCCGCCAATCTGGGCGCTCTTCTTCATCGTTACGATGCGGCACGGGTCATCCGGGCCGAGAGCCTTCAGGGGCTCCGAGAAGAACGGGAACAGCTCCGGGTTATAGGGGCCGGGGTAGGCGCTCTCGCGTTTCGAGAACGAGATATTTGCAATGGCCCAGCGCTCAAAGTCGATGGGTGGCGGTGGCGCCACCACCTCGGCCAGGGCCAGCCGCAGGATCTGCGCCGGGTTGGCGAGGAATGTCATGGCGTGGCGCTGTCGTCTTCGATCAGCGGCGGCAGAGACTTGCCCTCATGGGCCAACCGCTCGGCGATCTTGCCGCGCAATTCGCGGAACTGGTTGCGCACCATGTGTACAACGTCACGCTGCGGCAGTTGATACTGCGCCGCAATGGCCGTGGCGATGTCGGCGAGACCGCCTTCAAAGCCCTGCAGCAGTTGTGCCGCCAGCTTCGAGGTCTCGGCGCGGGCCTCATCGGCCAGCATGTAGATGCCGTCGCGGAGCTTTTCCTCTTCGGCGGCCTTGCGGTTGCGATAAAGCTGCTCCTCCAGCTTCGCCTGCTTGAACTGCACGTCCATCTGGTCTGCGCTTGACAGTGGCGCATCCAGTTTTGCAGGCGCGACCGCCGGGGCGGCCAGTCGGGTGTCGATGCCGTTGCCGGTCATCTGCGAAGCGTCGAGCCGGATTCTCAGGGCCTGCAAGGCGGGCTTGATGCGCACCCGCGCCGCCCTGCCCTCGCCCTCGAGCTCGGCATGGCCCAGCTTTTTCTCGCTGATGTACTGGCTCACGCGTCCCGGCGAGACGCCGATCATCGCGGCAAACTGGGCTTTTGTCGCGGTCTCAACTTGCATGACTTTAGAACTTTAGGCTCTCAATTTAGCCTCTGACTGGAGCAAAGACGCCGTTCGAATTACCCGTGGGTGGTGGGGGTGTTGGGAGAACCTATACCCCCCCCTCCCTACTTCCACTTGCCTTTGTAGTTTGAGGTGGCGATGGCGCGGTCGAGGGCTTTGGTGAAGTTGTCGGGGAACTTGCGCTGCACCACGGCTTGGGCAACGTCATAGAAGGGGAAGCGCTTGGTGTAGGATGGCGCGCGGGTGAAGACCAGCACGGGCTTGATCGATGCACCCTTGCGCTCGAAGATGGCGCCGCCCTTCTTCGGGATGAAGAAGGCGGATGCCTTGCGCTTGCGCTTGGACCTTGGGCTGTCACTGGCATTGCCAGTGGCATCGCGCATGGCACCGAGCTGCGAGAGGATGCGGGTGTAGGTGGAGCCTGGCATATTGCCATAGGCATTGACGGGTGCGCCCTTGGCGGGCACGGCGAACTGCTTGCCATCCATCAGCGGTGCGAGCTGGCGCTCATGGGCTTTCTGCGACCGCCCACCACCATGGATGTTGGGGTTGAGGAAACGCTTGGCGGGCGTGCCTTTGTGGGTTGACTTGTCGAAGTCCACCTTGGCCACGGGATTGGCCTTGGTGGCGGGACGCGCGGCGATGGCATTCAGCACATAGGGCGTGGGCCGGTCGAAGACGCGGCGCATGGTGCTGATCTCTTCAGCCTTCACGTCATTGGCCGTGAGGGTGGCGGCATAGAGCGCGGCGAAGGGCACATGGCGCTTGTGGACATCAGCGAGGAAGCGCGCGGCATCCGTCACATTGGACTTGACGCTAATCTGCACGGCGATCCCCTGAAACGCAAAACGCCCCGCTGTGTGGCGAGGCGCGATTTTGGAGTGTCCGCTTTGTGAATGATTCTGGTGTACACGTCAAGAGGCGATTTTTGCCGCTCCTTCATCGGCGGGCGAAATGGCAGGCCGCGCGCCCTCTGCCATGGCCGAGACGATGACGCCGCGATGGCGGTTTTTGTCGCCCATGACATTGATCACCAGCTGCCGCAGGGCGGCGCAGAGCAGCGTCTGGGCCCGTTCCCGCGCCAGCCTTGCGTTCTGGGTGTGGCAGTGGCGCTTGCCATAGTCCACCAGCGGCAGGCCCATCAGCACGCAGTCACACAACACAAGGGAATGCACCTGCCCCAGATCGCGCACCATCCTGTGATACTTGGCGCGGTGCCAGAGCACCACCTCACTGAGGGGATCAACCGGGCCGCCATCGACACGCGGACGCGCCAGGTCCACCACGCCGGAGGGTGTAAGGCCACCGGCATACCAGTGGCGATAGAACTCCTGCCCGCAGTCGTGTTCCTCATTGTCGATGATGCCGCGCGACAGGAGCAGCGACAGCACATCGCCATCCAGCATCCGGGGCCG